TGGTGAGATTGACCGAGCCTGGAAGCGAAGCCGCCGGCGCGATTGCCGTGACGTAGAGGCTCGACGTGGGATCCGCAAACGTATTCCAATTGTCGTAGGTGCTCGCCGGCGCTGCTCCTGCATTGAGTTCGAAGCCCCAACTGTCGAGGAAAGCGATGTCGCCGACGAAATTCCCGCCGACGTCAGGCCAGAGATGAGCGGCCTTCGGGATTGTGAGACCCGCGACAGCCTTGTTGGCCGCGGATGTCGCGATCGACGCAACCATCGAACTCGAGATCGGCGCCAACTCGACGCCGTTCGAGTCCAGGATAGCGACATCGACTCCAAAGCCAGCGGCGACGTCCGGCCAGAGATAAACCGTCCTGGGAAGCATCGCGATGCCGGAAGCCACGGCCGAATTGGACGCGGCAGTGGCCAGCGCCGAAATAGCAGCATTCGATATCGAAGAGAGTTCAATGCCGTTGGAATCCAAGAGCGCGATGTCGCCCTGAAAGTCGAGCGCGATGTCTGGCCAAAGCCGCGCAGGACGCAGCGCGACAGGGAGGACGCTAAGAAGACCAACAGCACCACCCCCAGCTAACAGCCCGAAGATCGGGTTTCCGAGCGAGTCGAAGATGCCGAAGGCATAGGTCGTAACGTCGGGCCAGAGATGAAACGTTTTTTGTGCGAGTAACGAAGCCTCAACACCCTCGGCCCTTCCCCTCTCCACGGCGACCTGCGCGGCCAAACCCGCCAGCGTGATCGCAGATTGCTGCGTCCAGTTGCCGGAGCCGTTGCCGGTGCCGGTCTTCAGCCAGAAGCCGTTGTTGGCCGTCGTCGCGTCGGAGAAGATCTGCGCCACGGAATACTGCGCATAATGCGCGCCCGCATCCTGCGCGTAGAGGGACGCGAGCGTTGCGGCGCCGATCAAGCCGCCGCCGGTTTGCGACGGCTCTGCGATGACGGCCCATTGCGCGGCGCTGCCGCCGGTGTTGGCGATGACGATGCAGAACAGCGCGCAATAGGGGCCGGGCGTCGTGGCCACGTTGGGCGTCGCGATCGAAGCGCCGGTTGCGGCCTGCGCCGTGACCTGCCCCGCGCCGGCCTGATACAGCGATACGGTGAAGCCCGCCGGCAAAGCGTTCGGCAACGTCACCATGACGGGCGACGCGTTCGAGAAGACGACGTTGTTGCCATTATCACCGGCCGCGACGGTGTAGGCCGTGCCTGTCTGCGGCGTGAGGACGCCGCCGGCGTTGGGCTCGAGCGTCACGCAGCCGGCCGCCGCCAGCGCGAGCTGATCGGCGATCTGGCCATTCGTCACGACGATCAGGCCGTTCTCGTCGGCGATGTACGTCGCGCCCGAAGGCATCGCCACGAATGTCATGCCGGGCGTGGGCGCGAGAAGGAAGATCGGGATGGTAGCCATTGATCACCTGAGAAAAGCGTTCGTGCTTCGGGACTCGCTGGCACGATCACCGCAGCATGACGGCGTTGCGGTCTCGTCATCGTGAGGTGCGCGCGCACCGTTCGTGCTTCGGGGGCTCGCTGGCACAATCACCGCATGACGGCGTTGAGGTCTCGTCATCCTGAGGAGCGGGCGCGATAGCGCGAGCCGCGAAGGACGGAACTAGCCAATCCTCCAGTTCGCGCCATCAGAATAGACCGGCGTGAGATTCGCCCCGCCGCCGGCAACGATGTTCCCGAGGCCTGCTGCGAGCGTTGTCGTGGAGTCCGAGACGAAGGAGCGCTGTCCCGCAGGCGTCACAGCCGGCAGGGTCGCCACCGTGAAGACGGGTAGCGTCAGCGTCGTCAGCGGATAAAGCGTCGTGCAGCCGGCGGCGATCAGCGAAGCCTGGTCCGCGGTCGATCCGTTGGTGATGACGATCAGGCCGTTCGGGTCGGAGATGTAGAACGCGCCCGACGGCGCGCCGCCGAATGACATGTTTGGCGCCGGCGCGAGGAGATAGATCTTAGCGGCCATTGTTGGCTCTCCTCACGTCACGAAGCCGCGGATTGCATACGACAGACTCATTTCGCCCGAGGACGCGAGGAAGGAGATACCGGTTGGCGACGCGCTCATTGCCGAGTTCGGCAGATGCGTCAGTATCAGCTGATTGACATTGCCGTGTCCCGACGTCGCCTGAGCGGCCGACAGACTGATTAGCTTCGGCTGTGCAACCGCATAGTATGACGAGATCTCGACCTGAGCCCCTTCGGTGTCGACCAGATTTGCAACCAAAAGCATGGCCGAGGAGGAGCCGCTGCTCACGCCCGACGAACCGTCCGTGTCGCTGCCGTTGCCGATATAGGTGTACGAGATACCGGTGACGTCTGCGCCGGAGATGCGCCAGACCGCGGTGACGTCCGCGCCACTCGTGCTGACATTCACTGCCCACAATACGATCTCGATAAACCCACAGGCCAGAACTTGCGGATTGAAGTCGATCGACGCTTCCGCGACGCCGGAGAACGAACCGCTTTGCAGCACCTGGCCGTTGTTGATGCCGGCGGTGGACGCGTTGAAGCCCGCGCTCGGAGCCGACGCGTTCACGGCGTTGATGGCGACGACGTAATAAGTGTAGCCGGTGACGAGATCGACGTTGGTGTCGGTGTAGGCCGTCGCATTGCCCGACCAGATCGGCGTCGCCGACGACGACCACGGCACGGACGAGCCCGTAAAACGATAGACGGCATAGGCCGTCACGTTATCGTTGACGGGGTTCGCGGTCCAGGTCAGCAGCACCTGGCTCGATTGCACGATTCCGCCGAAGCCCGTGGGTTCCGACGGCGCACCCATCGTCGCCGATCCGAAGCTCGTGCCCAACGGTGTGAAGGTATAGGTCGTCAGCGTCGACAAATCCTCCAGCGCCGAGTCGAAAATGTTGAAGGATTGGAATTTGAGATAGAGCGTCTTGTTGATGTATTGCGCCGGCAGATCGTAGACCAGCGTCGAGCCGAGCTTCCCCGTCGTGTCGAACAGCGTGAACTGCTGGCCTGCCGCATGCGCCGAAGGGCTCGTGCCGTAAAGTCCGCGCTCGAGATAGGTCAGGTTCGCCGTGTAGGTCCCGGTGGCGGATACGGCGCCGAACGCCAGCAGTTCGCCCGCGGACGAAAGCAATTCGCTGCCGCCGGAACTCGCCGGTTGCGGCGAAACCCAGGCCAGAGTCGAATAGCTCTGCGCGGCCGAGATGCTGGCCGCAGGCCAGACGCCCAGCGATTGCGTAGCATCCACGCTCAACGTGTCCGTCGTGTCGGGCGGCGTTCCCGTATAGGCCGGCAGTGCCGTCGTCAGGATCGCCTGCAGCGCGGGCGCGGTCAGCGTGCCGATCTGGGAATAATCCGTGCCGTCGAGCGAAAGGAAGACGTTCGCGCCGCCCCAATTGACGCCGCCGGACGTGGCGATGAGCACGACGGATTTGCCTTGCGCAAACGTCGAAGCCGGCTCGCACACGGCTGGAATATTCACCGATCCCGGATCGACTTCCGTTGACGTCGTCGTCGCGATGACGAGCGGCGGCGTGTTGGTCGTGAAATAGGTGCCGATGCCCGCCGGCAATTCCTCCGCGAGAAACGACAGCACGCCGTTCTCGTCTTCGTCGACCGTGCGGATGCGCACAGGGAAGGCGGTCAGGCCAATGTTGGGTTCTGTCAGCGTGACGATCGAACCCGGCAGAAGGCGGATGAAGCGATAGGAGAGTTTAAACTTGTAGGTGTTGCGGATATAGGCCGCGCGCTTGCCGATGAGTTGGGCGCAGATGGCGCCGACGGATGGGTTACAAACGTCGTTGGCTTCCGTCGAAGACGCGTCGCGCAGGCCATAGGTCGCGACCAGCTGCTGATCTTTGTACTCCACCGGGCTCGAGACATACCCGCGGGTGCGATCGCAGATTTCGAGCACGGTGCGATTGTAGCAATCGGCCGGATCCTGGCGGTCCACTTCGACCGGCGCATCGCCTTTCTTCACGATGAAATCGGCAAGGCCCAGATTGTAGGCGGCGCTGAGATCCGGCGTGTAGCTGTAACCGTTGGCGGAGAGGGCGGAATCGCCTAGCGGCACGAATTCGATTTCGGTGCCCGACCAAAAGATCCAGCTGTTGGCGAGCTGCGCCCAGCGGTCGATGATCTCCGTCGCTTTTTCCTGGTCGGTGAGGCATGGCGAGAAATAAAGACCTTGCGCCGATTGATAGGCGCGAAAGCTCGTGAGGTCACCGATATCGGCGCTCGCAAAACCCATCCCGTAGATCGTGTTCGTGAGGAAATCGGGAATGACGTCGGCGAGAGAAACATCCGTGCCGGCGGTGTTGCCGTGACTGATGGGATTGGTCCAGCCGGGTGCCGTCAGCGTGTTGGTGAAGCCGTTGAAGCGCTGCAGCTCGAACCCGTAATCGGGCACGGCGGCGGATTCGCCCAGATTCATGTTCGACGAATAGACGTAGGCCGTGTCCATATAGGCGAGCGCCTGATCCGGCCAGTTCGTCGTGATGTAAGACCACGGCGTCTGCGTCGCCGTACCGGACATGAAACCGAGCCCAAGCTTGGACAGCGTGGTTGTCGTCGTGGTGGAAGACGGCCCCCACACATTCACGGGCGCCGCGATCACGCCTTCGCCCAGCGCCAGGATCACCGCAGCCGTATAGGTATAGTCGCCGCCTTTCGAGGCGCCTTTGCCGGCGCTCTGCTTGTGCGACTGGAAGTCGTTGTACCAGATGCAGTTCGGCGAGATGCGCCGTTGCCCCCAGAACAACGTCACCGGCGAGTCGAGTTGCGACGTCGAGACCTGCAGGTCGGAATAGCGGATGATGTTTTTGGTGTTCGTTCCGCCGCCGGATAGTGCGCCCATGTCAGATACCTCGAAGGCGGGAAGAAAGGTTCAGCGCGAAGGACGCAAAGGGTGCGCCAAGGACGCGAAGGTAGCGAGGCCGTCGCAAATGCCGGCGTTCTGTTCTTTGGCACGGCTTATTGCGCGCATAGCGCGCGTGGTTTGAATCTCCGACAGAATGGGCGCGCTGTCGCCGCGCTTGCAGCTGCCTTTGCGTCCTTGGCGCAACCTTTGCGTCCTTTGCGCTAAAACTCTAGGAATCGCCCCACACGTCGTAATACCGCACCGGCCGGAGCAGCTCGTGTGCGCCATGGCCGACGAATTTCAACGGATGTTCGTCGAGGCGCGAAGTGATGCACATGCGGGCCTGCGCATAAGCGTGCACGACCTCTTGGCTATTGATCAGGATCGCGCCGTGGGAAAAGCAGCGGCCGAATTGCCAGATGATGACGTCGCCCAGGCGCGGACGTTCCACACGACGGCCGCCCAGTTCGTCCTCGATCCATTCCAGGAAGCGCTGGCGGTCCTTGTGCAGGTGCCAGCGCGGCGGATAGGGGCGCGGGTCGAACGGCGGCAAACGTCCCGTGTCGACATAGCAGCGCACCAGCAGCATCGCGCAATCGACGGCACCGTTCGGGCCTTTCACATCGGCGCAATCGCGAAACGGCGTGCCGATCCAGGAAAGCCCCTCGCGCACGATCGCCGCGCGGCCTCGCGCTTCGGATTCGGTGGCGAAGGTCCATTCCTCGATGCCCTGCGGCGTCTTCACGGCGACGGTGTTGCGTGTAACTTCGATCATCCTTCGAGGCTCGCTTACGCTCGCGCCTCAGGACGACGAGCGCGATATCGTCATGCTGAGGCACGAAGCGCGTAGCGCTTAGACCCGAAGCACAAAGCATTTAGAACATGGTGTCCGGAGGAGGCACAAAGTCGTAGGCGCGGCGGTGTTGCAGGTTGTTGTAGGTGTTCTTGCAGGTGGAAAGCGTCTTGTCGCAACCCTGTTGCGCCGTGAAGGCGTCTCCGGCGCTCGGCACTTCGTAGAGCGGATAGGCGAGATTGAGGCCTGAAGAATCCCCGTTCATGATCGTGCGCGATTGGCCCGCGCAGATGCCGCTCGTAAACACGATCACGCCGTTGGCATAGAGCGCCGCATTGGCGGGTGCGGCGCCTGTCCACGGAATGAACGCGGCCGAGGCGCCCGCGCCGACCGTGTAACCCGTCGTGAAGCTCGCCGCGTTCAACGTGCAGTTCGTGTCGCAGAAATTGTGGCTGCAGCCGATTTGATAGATGTTTCGCGGCGCATTCTGATCGAGCAGATTGTTCTTGCCCTTGGCGGTGATGGTTACTTTCGCGCCGGCGATGGTGATGCCCGCGACCACGCCACCGAACAGTGGAATGGCACCCAGCGCCGCGGTCGAACCGGGCGTCGTCATGAAGGCACGCGACAGCAACACGCTCGCACCGTCGAAGAGCCCGTTGTGGATCTGCGTCTTGATGTGCGCTGCGCCGTTGAACTCACCATTGCCTGCGCGCAGGATGATCTCCAGCGACGGCACTTCCATCGTGTTGGTGAGCCCCCATTTGGAGCGCGTCAGCCACGGCGCCTGCGAGATGTAGGTCTGTCCGTCATACGCAATGCCGTCCGCGCCGTCCCAGGACGACCAATAGAAATTCACGCCTTCGATGGTCGTGAACTGAAACAGATCGGCGCACCACAACGGCACGCCGCCTTCGAGAGCCGCGATCAGCGCGGGCGATGCGGGGCGTAGGATCGACATAGGTCACCCAAGGGAGTCTTGCTGGGACCGCCGCCATCTTGGCGGCATCGTGCCGCTTCGCCGCTGTTGCCGGCTGGAACCGGCGGTCCCAGGAAGATCACGTTCCAGGACGGCAGCTCTTGATGCTGATTTTCTGCAGCGACCACAAACGGTCCGCGAATTTCTCGAACGTGTTCGAATTGTCCGCGAATTTGCAATAGTAGAAGAACGCGAAGTCCATATAGATCGGCGTGCCCAACGCCGGCGCGGCGGCGAAGGTGATCGTCTGATTGAGCGGCGTCGCTGTGCTGAGCATGTAGGTCGACGCAGGCTGCACGATATTGCCAAGACGCACGATCACGCTCTGCGTCGTGTCGACCTGGCCGACGGGTTCGCTCGCAAAATAGCCGTTCGCGCCGAAGGTCCGCACGATAGGGCCGAATGCTGTGGTGGCGCCGTCGCCCGTGCCAATCAGCTGCGCGGCCACGAAACAATCGTCGGGGTTCTTGAACAGAAACCGTCCCGCCGTGCCGCCCAGCATCAGCCAGAAGCCCATCAGTGTCTTAAATTCGAGGCTGACATTGGCCGGTGCGCGCCAGCTGCGCAGAAAACTGTAAGTCAGCTCGAAACTGTGCAGCGGATATTGCGCCAGCGCCAGATCGATATCGGCACCTGTCGCCGTCGTCTCCGTCGCCAGGTTGAAGAACGCGGGCGACCATTTGGTCGAGAAGCCGAGGCCTTTCAGCAGTGTCTTGTCCGGATAGATCGGTAGCATCCTTCGAGGCTCCCTTCGGTCGCGCCTCAGGATGACGTGCGCGAAATCTCGTCATGCGGAGGTGCGCGGAACGCGCCCCGAAGCTATGCGAACTTCATGCTCCCGCCGCGCGAGAGGCCGCGGATGAACGATGTAAACTCCGCCGCGTTGCCGCGCAGCTCGTCCATCACGTTGCGTTCCGGCACGCCCTGGATGGTCGGCGCATAATTCCATTGATGCGTCGTCGTATCGGACTGCGAACGCGTGAAGCTGTCGCCGCCGCGCGGCACGTTGAAATCGCCCGCGGAGAAACCGGCCAGCATGTTGCGCGCGCCGTGTGCGGCCCAGGCGGGCCACACCATTTCGTCCTTGTGGAGCATGGTCGGCTGCACGGCCGCGCCCACGCGCAACTGGCCGCCCTCGGCAAATGCCAGCACGTCGGCCCTCGCTGCCGCTGCTGCGATGGGAGCTATAATCCAGCCGATGTAGGGTATCTGCGACGCGGACGAGTAAGCACCCGAAGCAGCCTGGGAAGCGTCACTCTCGATCACTTGCCCCGCCGCCTGCGCCTGTTGCGCCAGGCCCGTCGCATTGCCCGCGGCTTGCACCAGGTTGCGCTGGGTGACGCCTGCGGTATTCGCGTCCGTTTTGGCCTCCTCGGTTGAGGTGAACCACTGCCGGTCAGCCAGATAGTTGCCCAGCTGATAGAGCAAACCTTCCTGCGACGCTTCCTTGTCGGACGAAAGCATCTGCAGGCTGCCAAGTTCGTGCTGGGTCACGGTTTTGAGCGTGTTGGAGATCTCGCTTTCCACCATCTTCAAACCGATCTTCTGCAAATCGGCCGCGAGGCTTTGACGCTTGGAGAGTACGTCCGAGACAAGTTGACTTTCCGCGCTCGAGATTTCGCTGGTAAGTTCCCTCCAGTTCTTGGCCTGGTCTTTTGTATCTTTGTTATTCGCCGTTCCCTTGTTGATGGCGGCGATCGCATTGGCCGCGGCCTGCGCGGCCGCAACGGCGGCGTTGGCGCATTGCTGGGCTTGCGCGATGAGCGCGGCATTGGACGCCGCACCACTTTGGACAGCGGTGTCGTTGAGCGCATCGATCTGGTCGGCCGCTTTCTGCGTCGAGGCTTGCAGCGAAGGATCGACCGTCCCGCCGATGCTGATTTTGAGTTGCGC